GCAGTATATTTTAAACTTTGTAGAGATTGCACTGATTTAACTTTTATACAAATAGGAAAAACATTAGGATTTTCGCATGGAAACGTAATACACAGCATTAATAAAATATTTCCTTCTTTTAATATGTATAACAATGATTACATAACAATTTATAATGAAATAAAGATGCAAGATAGCAAAGCTCCATTAAGCAAAAGATTTGAAGCTGCTAAAAATGAAAACAGCAATTTGAAAAGAGAAATAGAAAAATTAAAAAGAAAAATAAATAAACATGAAACAGAGGCTATCTATTAATAAATAAAACAATAAAGCGCAATGAAAACTGTAAACAGTTTAAGCGGAGGCAAAACATCTAGTTATATAGCTGCAAATTATAAAGCTGATTATAATGTTTTTTCATTGGTAAGAACAGAAGATAAAAAATGTTTGTTTCCAGATTCTAAAATAAGGCAACAAGTTAGCGATCGATTAGGAACTGATTTTATAGGCACATTAGAAGATGATATGATTATTTACACTATGTTAGATTTAGAACAATACATAGGTCAAAAAATAGATTGGGTTACTGGTAACACATTTGATTATGTAGTTAAAAAAGGAGGAGGAACGCTGCCTAATGTTACTAGAAGATATTGCACAACTGATATGAAATTAAAACCAATATTTAATTGGTGGCAACATACAATTAACGAACCAGCAGAATTTAGAATAGGCTTTAGAGCTAATGAACAAAGGAGAGCAAACGCAACGCTTGAGAAAACAAATGACAAAGGTCTGTTAGAAATGAAAGCAGTTATAGGAAAAAGAAAAACTAGAAACAAATGGGGAATAATAGAATGGCAAAAACCAAAGTTTCCGCTAATAAAAGATAATATATATAAAGATAACATAGAGGAGTATTGGAAAGACAAAATTGTAAGATTTGCCAAAATAAATAATTGTGTTGGTTGTTTTCATCAAAATTTAATATTAACAAGAAAAAGATTTGATTGGCATCCAAATAAAATGAATTGGTTTATATCTAAAGAAGGAGTTAAACATCCAGATGATTGTTGGAGAAATGGAAAAGATAAAATAAAATATAAGGATATAAAATCTTGGAATATACAGACTGAATTATTTGAAGATGACTTTAAAGATTGCGATTCTGGATATTGCGGAGTATAAAATAAATAAATATGAAAAAGAGATTACCTATTAATAAAATAAAACCTAATGCTGTTAATCCTAGATACATTAAGGATCATAAGTTTAAAAAGCTAGTTAAAAGCATAAAGAACTTTCCTGAAATGTTAGAGAAAAGACCAATCATTGTTGATGAAAACATGATAGTGCTTGGAGGAAACATGAGATTAAAAGCATCAATAGAAGCTGGATTAAAGGAAGTATGGATAGATATTGCAGAGGGATGGTCAGAGGATCAAAAGAAAGAATTTATAATAAAAGATAATGTAGGCTTTGGAGAATGGGATTGGGATTTATTAGCTAATGAATGGAACAAATTTGAAATACAAGATTGGGGATTAAGTTTGCCAATCTTTCAAGATAACTTGAGCAATAATGATGAATACAAAGGAATGAATCCTGATCTTGAATTAGAATCTTTTATGAATGCAGAAATAAAAAGATTGTATTTAGTTTATGATTCAGAAACATATTCAAAAGTAATTGATTGGTTTAACAAAAAATTAAAAGAAACAAACCTAAATGATTATTCAGAATATATTTTAAAATTAATTGAAGATGAAAAAAATTGAATTAAAAAAAATTAATGATTGCAAAGAGTTATTAAAGACAACTCCAAAGAAAGAACATTATAATCTTTTAATAAATGAAGATTGCATTTTTACAAAGGATGGAAAGGCTGTTGGAATATATATAAAAATAGACAACGAAAAATTAATGCCAATTAGAAAAGCATCATTAACAACCAAACTATCTAAAAGCTCTAGAACTAGGGGCATACCAACTAAAAGCAGTATTTTTGGATCATTGCCTAGAATAGCTAGAAGAAATGATTTTTGCAGATATTCAGCTCATACAAAAAACGAAATACAAAACACAAACATAATGTTTACTTTTATGGCGGATCTTATAGATATCTATAAAGAACATCTTCCTGAACAATATGAAAGAGATTTAAAAGTAATTAAAGAAAGCGTAGTTGAGGATTATGCAATTAAAAAAGATTCTCCTTTCTTAACATGCAATATAAACGTAAACCATGCTATCAAATACCATAGGGATTCTGGAAACTTTAAAGAAAACTTATCTAATGTTTTAATTTTAAAAGATGGAATAATTGGAGGGGAATTAGTTTTTCCTGAATATGGTTTTGCTTTATCTCAAGAAGATGGGTATTTAGCAATCTTTGATGGGCAAAAAGAAATTCATGGAGTTATGCCTATATTTCAAACAAAAGAAGACCCTTACAGGGCTTCGATAGTTTATTATTCATTAGAACAAATGAAGCATTGTTATCCTTATAAAATGGAAGTAGAAAGATTGCAAAGAGTATCAACAGAAAGAGCAATTAAAAGAGCTAATAATATAAATCCAACAAAATAAAAAATGAACAAATCCGACACTATAAAAGAAAAGTTAATTGAAGCATTAGAAAAAAGTTTAGGCGTAGTTACAACTGCTTGCAAGAACGCTAATATACATAGATCAACTTATTATGATTGGTATAATAAAGATGAAGAATTTAAAAAGAAAGTTGATTTAATTCAAAATGTTGCTTTAGATTTTGCAGAAAGCCAATTGCATAAACAAATCCAAGAAGGATCAACATCAGCAACAATATTTTATCTAAAGACAAAAGGCAAGGCAAGAGGATATCAAGAAAACCAAGCTATTGATTTAAATACTTCAGGAGAAATAAACGTAAACTTTAAGAATTTAATTAGTGCAATTAAAGATAAGGGATAAATTTCTTATATGGGATAAAGTAGATTCACGATACTTTATTATAACTGGTGGTAGAGGATCTGGGAAATCCTTTGCCATCAATACCATGCTACTGCTTTTAACTCAAGAGCAAGGGCATACTATTTTATTTACTAGATATACATTAAGATCAGCAAACATTTCTATCATTCCAGAATTCAAAGAAAAGATTGATCTTCTTCAATTAAATCATATGTTTCATATAACTAAAGATGAAATAATAAATAAGAATTCAGGATCAAAGATATTATTTAGAGGAATCAAAACATCTTCAGGAGATCAAACAGCTAATTTAAAATCATTGCAAGGCATAACGACTTGGGTAATGGATGAAGCTGAAGAATTAGTTGATGAAAGCATCTTTGACAAAATAGATTTATCAGTAAGAAAAAAAGGCATAGACAATAGAATAATGTTAGTATTAAATCCAGCAACTAAAGAACATTGGATTTACCAGCGTTTTTTTGAAAGCAAGGGCATTGATTCAAAAAGTAATTTAAGTACAGGAGATGTCACTTATATCCATTCTACGTACCTAGATAATATTGAGAACTTGTCTGATAGTTATTTAGCAAGAATAGAAGATATAAAAAACAATAGACCAGCTAAATACGAGCATCAAATATTAGGAGGATGGTTAGAGAAAGCAGAGGGCGTTATATTTAGTAATTGGACAATAGGAAAGTTTCAAGAAGTTTCAACTGTTGTTCTAGGTCAAGATTATGGATTTTCTTCAGATCCATCGGTATTATTAAAAACAAGCATAGATAAAAAAAATAGAAAGATTTATGTTAAGTTATGCTTTTACAAGACACATTTAACAACAAGCAACATTGCTCAACTTAATAAACAATTTGCTGGTCAAAACCTAATCGTAGCTGATAGCGCAGAGCCAAGACTTATTAATGAACTATCCAGGCATTGCAATATAGTTCCAACAATCAAAGGGCAAGGATCAATCATATTTGGAATTAGCTTATTGCAAGACTATGATTTGATAATAGATCCTGAAAGCACAGAGATAGTTAAAGAACTCAATAACTATTCATGGTTAGAAAAGAAATCGCAAACTCCAATAGATAAATTTAATCACTGCATAGATGCCTTAAGGTATGCAGTAGCATATCAATTAGAAAATCCAAATAAGGGAGAATATTTTATTTATTGATATTTATTTGTTTTTATTAACAATATTGTTTATATTTAAGTATTATTAATATAAAAACAAGGTTATGAAAACAGAATTAGAATCATTAAAAACATCTTTAAACAAAGAATTATCTAAAAGAAATTACATAGATTGGGAGTGGGTAATATTATTAGAAAAACATATTGAAAGATTAAAATAATTTAATAACAATGGGGCGTAAAAGCCCCTTTAAAAACTAAACAAAATGACAAACTCTTTTAAGCATTGGGCAATTCAAGATTTATGGAAACAATATCAATATTGCCAATTAAATAATACTAAATTTAATAGAAATATATTAAAGCAAGTTATAACAGAAATAAAATCAAGATAATGGAAAGATTTAATAAATACGAGTTTATAAGCGATTTAAAAGATTCAATTGGAGAATTTATAGATGAAACAACTTTTGAAAATAATGAAGATATACAAGATGAAATAAATGAATTCATACATGATTACATTAATAACGAAACTATATACTATGTAGATTGTTGGTCTATATGTTTTACATTAGGCTGTTCTGATTTTGAAATAGAACAAACAGGAGCTAAAGCTAAAAATATAAATGAATTAGCTTATTGGTCTTTATGGAGTGTAGTTGAGGAAAGCATTGATTATCATTTAGAATCTAAACTATTAAATCCTTTATTATGAGCATATTTATAAACACAACAACAACGCTATGGGCTGATCATGGAGTAGTAAACATTGAAGCAACAACTCTTGATCCTTCAGAAGGATATGTCCATTTAGAAATAGATGCAAGGCAATTATTAAAAGATATTCCTTCTTTATATGAGATGTGTTTGCTTGCTATTGAAAAAGAAGATAAGGATATAAAAGAAAAATATAAAAAATTAAAAAAGAAATTATGAATAACAAAAAGTATGAGGCATCAATGATAGCATCTGCAATTAGCTTTATTGGGATGATTGTAGTACTTTTATTATGTGGATAGGAAATTAATGAAAAAAATAAGCTGGTGTTTAAAAAACTATATATTTATTTATCCGCATCCTACAAGCAAAGGAAGAAAGCCATTAGTTAATATTTATATTAATACATCAGGTAAAATAAAAAAAGGAAAAGAAATATATACTCAAGATAAAGTTCATTTAAAGATATATGAGCTTTATGATTATATTTACGATAAGTTAAATTAGTTTTTAATTTTAGGTTGAAAAAGGAGGTTAGTTATACATTAACCTCTTTTTTTGGTTATATAATAAAGACTATTCATGATTTCAGTTCCAATTTCATTAAAATATATTAAGCTAGGCAACTATCAAAAGTTTTTACAAATAGAAAACCCTAGTACAGAAGATCTAATTAAATGCTTATTAGAAGTATCTTCTCCTGATTTAGCTAGAATGAAAGCAACAGATGTTGATCATATAGCAGCAGAATTAAATGAGCTGTTTGAAGTAGATCATCAATTCGTTAATCAATTTGAATTATATGGAAAGCGTTTTGGATTTATTCCAAAGCTAGATGATATTACTTATGGAGAGAATAAAGATATTACAAACTACATAAACGATTGGGGGAACATGCATAAAGCAATGGCTGTTTTGTTTAGACCAATAGAAAAAAAATTATCCAATCAATATATTATAGAAAATTACGAAGGAAGTCATGTTTATAGCGATGTAATGAAAGACATGCCATTAAGCGTAGTATTAGGATCAATGGTTTTTTTTTACAATTTAACGAACGAATTACTGAATTATATCCCGAATTATTTACAGAAACAGATCAGCAAGGAACAGATGAAAGAAGTGGATTCTCTAGGAAATGGGGAAGTTATTCTGAACTCTATACTCTTGCTCAAGGAGACATTACGAGATTTGATACCATTACAAAATATAAACTACACCAATGCTTAATGTATTTGGCATTTGAAAAAGAGAAAATAGAATTAGAAGAAAGAATGATAAAACGTAAATTTAAATAATATGCAAGGATTTTATAACCTATCCAACAAAATTAGAGAAACATTACAATTAGATGAATTTGTTAATACAGTTACTTATGGAGATCTAATGGAAGTTGATTTAAATAAACAAACTATATTTCCTTTATCTCATTTCATGATTTCAGGAGCTACAATGCAAAGCAATGTTTGGAATTTTAGCGTTTC